CTCATTTGAGGTCCTACCTCAATTCGCTCCGGTTTCCGGGCCCATGTAAAAACGGGTCGGGAAGCGGGCATGCGTGTCTAGGATTTGTCCGAAACCACGCCAGTTGCTCACCCTCCTTACGGAGTCGCGCCTAGTTATCTGGAAGTCCCCACGCTTCGCGTCGTCGTGATATTCTACGACGACCACGTGAGTTCCAGCAAAGCGATTAATCACTTCACTACTTCCATCATTACTTACAAGCCAAGCATAATACCTGGCAAGTTCGTAACGATCATTCCCAAGCTCCTTCAGATGCGAATCGTTAAAACTATTCGCAACGACACCACGCGACATATAATACATCGCTTGGTATCTCTTTCTCATCTTTAGGTGTCCGTTTGCGTACAAATAGCAAACAGGTGCCCAGATGTGGCCTCGGGTCTCTTCAACTTCGGGGCCGTAAAGTATAGCCCCGTCGTGAAGAAGTCCCAACAGCCAGGAGTAAGCAGCGTCGGTCGATAAAACGTGACCAACGCTACACAGACTATTGAGGATATGAAAAATGTCCTCAGCTGTCTCGGGATGGAAGTCCAAATAAAACGGACGGACGTCAATGCCATACCAGTAGTCCTTTCCGCAAGATTCTCGGAAAGGGCCTGATGTGAAGGTCTTTTGTTCATTGGTGACGAAACCTATAGTTGCAAGTAACTCTTTAAGTAGAGTGAAAGCTTCCGTAGGAATTATTATATCGTCACCATAGACCCTAACAAGCCCCAGTTTATCAGGGCAGGTTTCATTGACGCATGCTTCAACGATGGAATAAAATATCGCTGATTCAAGTGGGAAGGTATAACCATTTCCCATGCTGGACCATTTCTCATACTTCCTGACTTCGCCGTTATACTTAAAGAACGGTGAGCGCAAGTCGTACAAGAAGTCATACCACTCTGGTAGCCCGCGCAACAGATACCTGACGAGCTCGAAAGCTATACAATCAGATGCTGACGATAAGTCAACTGTTGCGACTCCGGACCCGCTGAGACTAGCCCAAAAGGCAGCCTCCCGGTTGTACTCCTGGTTGTTGGTGTAAACACCAACACTCCGGAGGTTCCGAGTTAGAACCGCGTTCGTACCTAGTTGTAAATATAGGTTAAAACGTGGCTCTACGGCTATGAAGCGGTCGATCCATGCCGTCTTCGGCACAGTGGTGAGACTATTAAAATTACACTCTCGTAAGTACGCGGCCCCAAATTTACCAGGGGCCCATCCGACAGCACTTTGTACAAGGTTGTAACCAAGTAACTGACCCAGATGAGGGTCATGCTGCAGGATGTCCTTAACGTACTTAGACGCGGGTCCTCCCACAGACCACGGGATGTCATGGCTCTTATAGAAAAGAGTGACATTGTCTTCCGTGGTACAAAGTGAGGAGCCAGGCCCATGTCTTGCAGACCTAAGGATGGTCTCATACTGTCGCGAGAAATCACCAAAGATTTTCTCAATGGTGAAAGAAGCCCTATTAAGGAGATTTAATGCCTTATAAGGGATGCGTCGCTTCCGGAAATTAATGTTAACTTCCCGGCAGCGTTGCTCAGCCTCCATAAATTTAAGGAAGGCTGCAGCCTCGCGCTTCTCGGCTGATGAGGGGAATGGATATTTCCTCACCAGCGCAAGAATTTGAACAGTTGCAAGATATGAATCAGGCGATTCGTACTTCTGTGGATCGCCATACTCATCGCAAAGCTCTTTCAGACGGACCATATCCCTGGCACGGAGTGCACCAGGTAAATAGGTCGCGATATCTGGGTGAACTAGCGGTGAGGCCTGGATTAGTCGTGTAATGAGTCCCGATATAGTAAAACGGGACTTTAGTGATGAGAAGGGATCGAACTTCTTGGGCTTTTGGCCCTTAGCCTTACGGCCTTTGCGTCGATCCAGATTTTTACTTCTTTTACGCTCGATCTTAAGATTTGGGCGCATCACATTACTCCGGCATGGCCTTAACCCTAAAGCTGATCAGCTTGAGGGATTAGACCATTAGCTAGGTTAGAAAGGAGGGTCGAGTGATTAGCGATCGCAATCAAAACTTCGATTGCGTCACTTAGCACCGCGGCGGCATTCTCTTGGGGATCTCGAATATTGATCTCCACCAGAGAGTTCCGCAGACGAGGAACATTATCTGCATCCTCGTCTCCGTTCACGATTTTAATCGTGGATCCGGCGACTCCTAAATCTGAACCCGAGCGAACTGCCGGTTTCCGACTAAAGACTACGGTCCGTGGCACTTTAGAAGTGTGCGACGGGCGAGTGTAACTGGATTTGTGCTCTGTATCAGAGTACTTTACCCAGTCTTCAGCAATGCTGTTAACAGTAATTGACATTTCAATGTCTCCTAGATTAAGATAGGCGAAAGCCTACCGGTGCTTTCATCGTCGTGGTGGTCGAGGGGATCTGCCAGGAAAAAGATACCTGAAGACCCTGAGCCGACTCTGTATTATAAGAGTAAGCAAATCTACCACTTTGAACGGATTAAGTTTCAACTCGAAAGTTGGAATGTATGATACATCGGAGAGCGTTGCGGGGCGGCGAACATAAAGTTGCCAGTCCCCATTGTATGTCTGCGGCTCGTATCCATGAAGGACGGCCGTAGGAGGTGTAGACACGAAGTCGATAACCTCAGACTCAATATGAGTCACATACCGCTCGGATACCCATAAGTTTCTCATGTGGAAACCAGGTTTGGGGGAAAGAGCTTGAATGCTCTCCCCAACATCAAGGAACCAGTCTACTACAAAGGAGTATGGAATTAACTCCCAAGCAGTGACGGCTGGATTAAAGCCTAAGTTTGGAAGGTCTAGAGAGACCTCAAACAGCGAGCCAGAGCGGATCACCCAATCGGTTACAAGATGTAACCTAACGGTGTATCCACACTGGTCCGTAACGGCCCAAACGTCCCGGTCCCAATATGTTGCGGTAGTACCGCTAACCTCGTCCCAACCTCGTGAACGTAGTTTAAACTGCTGTGTCAGGACATCGTATAATGCGATGGCATCTAGGTACGCAGTTCTCCACCCATAGCGGCCTTCAAGCCACATATCGGCGAATATTTTCGTAGCCGAGAACCGGCTGCCGCGGGATCGAGATCTCGCAGCCCTAGCAATCCTTTCTGCTGCAAACATCACTCGTGATGTCGCGCCTTTAAAACCGTTAATGGTTTGTTTGGCTTCAGCAAGAAGTGTAAGGACGTCCAAGTCAGGGCTTTTGGCCTTGGCAAGGGAATCCTTAAGGGATTGGCTGATAATATCAGACCTGCTGGTAGGAAAGGAATGTTCCTCGGTGACGTTCTCTAAAGAGTACGTACCAGGGTTTATATCCCCAACTACACATCCTGTAGCGTTGCCCCAATCAAGGGAGCCACGCGTTAACGTTACTGAGCACTTCTTATGCTTGCATATATTAGTAGGGAGTATTTCACCGTCCAATAACCTCCGAGTAAATCGGGGTGTGACGGCGTCCCACATGCGTTCATAGGAGAGCTCAACAGTATTAGGGCCATAAGGGCCCAGCTGGGTTGACTCCGAACCACATGTACCAGAATATCGGTAATGTGTTTCTTGGTTTTCCGTAACGTTGCGTTCACGAAATCTAAAAGTTGTCATGAGAAATCCTCATAGTTTAGCAAGGGAGACCCTCACCCCGTAAGGAGGCCAGGATGAG